ATCATGCCCCTAGAAATTCTATTTTAAACTTCATACCGAATCGTTCTAGAAGATAGTGAGCGGAATTACAAACCCGACAACGAATATCCAAGTCCTGAACTGATCTTTCACCGCGAATGATTTGCCTATAAAACCATGCTCCTCTCTTTCCTTTAGCTTCTTGGGTAAGAATTATCTTATGATTGATCTCCAATGTTTCCAAAACCGAACATCCGCAACCGGAACAGATTGGTTTATCCTGTCCACTTATTTTTTGCATCGCTTTCAATTTCAATTTCTGATGTTTTTCTCTATGATAATCAGGATGTTTCTTTTCCCATTCTTTCCATTGGTTCTTATGAAGTCGATAATATTCCCGTTTATACTGAAGAAAATCTTTATGACATCGAATTATGGGTAAACCAGTCAATTCTTTTCTTTCCATCATGACCCCATCCATTCGATGCGCTCTTGGCAGGTCGCCTTATAATACTGTAGGACCCCTTTCCAGTATTGGCCCTCGACCACGAGAATGTCGTAATATTTCTCGTTCCATTTGATGACATCCTTCTTGGCCAAGGCTGTCTTGGTCAGAAGAATGATAGTGTCCAAAAAATGATAACCGACCTCTTTATGATCAACTATCTTAGATTGGCTTCTCACACAGGCCTTGACATTAGTAGAAGAGGCCCATTGAGAAACCTTTAGATTAGTCGTGCTATCCCGACTAGTCTCCCATGAGTGCACGTAACGTGCCACGGTCTCGCCTTCCTTGCTAAGAAGGTCGTCAAACTTGCCCATTTTTCATCATCATCAACATTTTAATGCAACTACCCCGATCAGGGATAGTTACGGGCATTAGAAGAGAGCTATACCCAGCTTCTTCTCGGGAAAGTATTGTTCTTCCAGTTCACCTACCCTTTTCATTATTCCCTTCGCTCTGACCTCGATGTCCACTAGACCTATCCTTAGATCCAATAGACTATAATCCCCGCTGCCGACCGGAGTATTCGCTTCCTTCAGGGCCTCAAGGACCTTCAATGCAACCTTTAGAGTGCACCATTCACCAACAATCGTGGTGGATAGGTTCCACCCGTAACTGTAGGTCATCTTGACCCGTCCTAACCCGACGTCTGGAGGATTCTGATAGAAGTAGACCGCCATTCCTAGATATTGTCCTGACTTAGTCGCCTTCTTGAGTATGATAAAGCTGGAAGAGGATCCGGGCCCTTCTGTTAGTAATTCCCAGACCGCAGCGTCCGTCAATCCCGAAGTTCGTCTGGACAAGGCGGTAATACTTATGACCGGTTTGAAAGGAGGAATTAGTATTGAAGCATCCACCTCAGCATAGGATGATACCCCAGATATTGCCTCTAACCAAGCAATGCTTCCCTTAGGAGGATAGTTCAATTCCGGATTAATGTCGATGACCTGGTCTGTGGCCGTATAAGAGGCCAAATGTCTAGCGTCCAAATCCGCTTCAATCTCTTCTATCCAAGTAAGAACTTGAGTCTCTGTCGGAGTTGTATCAGACGCCGGAGTAAACTGGGTTATCCCCGTGACCTTGGCTTGAGAAGTGTACTTCGGCGTGTAAGTCATGATCCTTCCCTTAGACGTAGATTATGACTATGACCCAGAAACCGTTTAAGTGTTCTATTTCAAACCCATGAACAGTCGTGACAGACAAACCATCCAGCCATGCCTTGACAGCAGTGGCAAAGGCAGAAGTGGTTATGTTATCAGCAAACTTGTTCTGGGCGACCGTGAAGGTTATCGTCATCTGTTTCACCCAATAGCTAACTTAGCTAAGACCCCCAATATAAGGATTGCTAGACCGATGACGGCTGCACATTCCCTCTTGAGCATCTTGATGTCGTTACCGAATTCTATTAGAACCTCAGTGGCCTTGAATCTCCAAGCCCTAGGTTTGTCCACGAGACTGATGAGTTCTGCCGGACAGTCCTTAGTCTTCTTTGCCACCTTAACCACCCCACCCGACTACAATTACTCGGACGATATGGCCAGTGCCAGACCCACCTAGAGTGATCGTTTCAGAATCATTCGTCCAAGCCGCCGTGACATAATCTCCATCCGTTATGTCGATGGCATTAGCCCAGCTGATATGGTTTACGGCAGCTTGTAAAGCTCCTCCGGACCCATCAGAGTCGGTGATCTTGTATATGATGACCTTCAACATGCCGGCTAAGGATCCTTTATATTCTTGAACTATTGAGAGTGTCATTCAGATCGACTTCCTTGATTATTTGACGAGGATATTAAGGTCCCCCCCGTCTAGGACCGGTAGAAAAAAGACTACCCTAAGCGAAAGTTACGAGTGTGCCTGAAGTTACACCGTACTTGCAGTTCTGAAGGACATTGTTCGAGCCGTTATCGTCGTATGCATTTCCAATGGTGGCATGAGCGACATATTCGTCTTCAAAGAGATTGTCGTTTGCCCCGGCATCGATTAGATCCCCGACGGTTAAGGCCCATCCACGACCTAAGGCGCCTTCAACCAAGTGTCTGTTCTTTCTTACAAAGTTCAGACATGCCTCGTTCTGGAGTCTTATCCCGTACTTGCAACCACGGAAGACGTTCTCTTCTATGAGGTTGCCGGTGGAATAGTCTGAACCGCCTGACCGAAGAGTGAAACCGTATTCGTCGTAGTAGAAGTTGTTGTAACCAATGTATGCCCCTTCCATGGATTCTAAAGCTATTCCAGACTGCTCGCCTGTTCCGGCTACATCGCCTTGGAAATCACAGTCGTGTATCGAGAAACTCTGAAGAGGAGCTCCGTCATTCTTCCCCGCCACAATGTGAGCCATCAGTTGGGTGACATCGTACCCGTAGAACTTCATTCCACAGACCTCGACGCCTGAAGCATAGATCTCTAAACCGCCCTTCGTGATTGCCCCCGACATCGTAAAATTGGCTGGCACCCCTACGCTCGGATAAGGCAGGAAGGCCGAAAAGTTCCCGCCGCCTTTGCCGAATAGGGCCGCTCCGCCAATGAGATGGGTGGAAGCAATGTCGACGATTTCAGCGGCAGTCTCCTTCAAAGAACCGGTTATCCTTCCTCGGAAGGCAACGGCGCAATGCTTGTTTGCCGTGATCTTGTCGCATGCCTTGTTGATCGTCTTGAGTCCAGTGTCCCAGCTTTGACCGTCCTGTGTATCTACCCCGGAATTTCTATCCACGAAGACGATGTCGTCGAAGATCAAAGCGGCATAGCGATGAGTGAGAGTGTCGAAGTATTTTCCGGCTGAACATTCCTTGATTATTCTGTTATGACCCATGATTTTTTCTTCTCCTTTTTCGTTTATCGGACAGGAACTTTTCACCCTCATCCGGACAACCAAAGGTTTAGTCCGTAATCGGGACCGCGCCTGTATTCCCTTTCTTAAGGGCGAGCCCTTGCTCCTTTCCTGATTATTACTTCCCATAAAAGGGAAGGGGGAGAGATTAATCCTTTCGGACTAATCGACTACTTGAGGTCGGCTACTTTTCCGTGCGCGTTGAACCGGTATGCCCTAAGCTCGCCCATCGTCTCGTACATTCCCTCGGTAGCGAACTTTCCTCTATAGAGGAATCCCTCACCCTTGCCCGTCTCCGCGTAGGTCGTCGGTTTCGCAACCGCGAACTTAACGAAGTCGGTGTCGATGAAGTATATTCCGCCTATAGTGCTACACGCCGGGACGTCGATGCTTGGAATAATGGGTATGCCGAAGTATGTGGCGACTAGAAAGCCTGCTTCAACGCCTGGGGCTGGACCCCTTACGCCGCCAAAGGTAGGAACTACCCGAGCAGTGTCCATGAAGCGTCTTTCGGCTTCCAGAAGTTGCTGCCATCGCATCATCGAGTCCGTCTTGGTCAGAATGACCTTAGGCAGACCGCCTAGATCCCATACGTTCTGAAGCACCGTGTCGATTATGGAGAGACTAAGATCTCGATCCGTATTGCTGTTGTGGCTTACGTAGGCGTCATAGGTCGTCGGAGAATCGCGATCCAGACCATAAATGTCCAGATCGTTAGCGCTATACCTTCCACCGGTTATTTCGGACTTGGCCGCTATTACACGGTCCAAAGACTCGAAATTATTTCCGGCTACAGTATCAGCATCACCGATCAGCATCTTGTTTATGCACGAGGCGTGTTCCTTTCCTATCTCTTCTCTGTAGGTAGGAAGAAGATCAACGGCATCGTCGACTGATCCTAGAAATTCCGCTAGTTCGCCGAGGTCAAAGGTGTGGACGACAGTCTTGGGCTTGGCCTTGATCTGGGCAAAGGTCAAAGTCAATGGTGTGGGTACAGTTCCCCCATCAGTGCTTTCATCTATGCCTCCACCCGAACTGTGAGCCTGAGTGGTCAGAATACGCCAGCCGGATTGAGTCCATGGTTCCTTAGGCAGGATGGCAAAGACGTTGGATTCGAGGTTCAACCATGACCAGACTTTCTTTCCGTACAAAGGCTCCCAGTGAGTCCCAGAACCCGCTGTTTCTGAAACCTCTACCGCCTTACGGATCTGTCTGGAGGGACCGTAGTAGTATTCCATCATTTCCTTGAGATTGCTAAAAATCGGTAAACCCATGGTTAAGCCCCCAGCTTGTTGGCCCTATCATGGATTTCCTTCCAAGACAGTTTTCCAAATTCCTCGAAGGTTTCTTCCTTGTCAGTATTCGGACCCGGTGCCTTGGCACGCTTCTCAATTATGGGTTCATCAACAAGACGTTTCGAGATTGCTTTCTCAACCTCTCCCGGTATGTTGGCCCCCTTGATGGCGTCCTCGATCATGGTCTTGAACTTCTCTTCATCCTTGCCGTATGGATACTTCTCTGGTTCCTTCTGCTTCCCCTCATCCTTCGGTTTCTTCTCATCCGGAGGTGAAGGATAGGCGTCCGCTTTCTTTTCGTCCTTCGGCTTCAAGTCTTCCGGAGGTTTGACCTCATCTGGCTTAGCCGCGGAACGAATTATAGCGTCAGCAAGTTTGTCGATCTTGGCTCCCAGTTCAAGAGCCCATTGAGGAGCATTTTCTACTTTCTGCTCGTCTTTGGGATACTTGTCTGGACTAGCACATGGTGCCTGTTTCTTTTCAGGCGTCACTTCGTCCTTAGGTTTTTCCGGTATTTTATCGTTTGGCAATTTTCTCTTTTCTCCTCTTACGAGGTTATAGTTCGGCTGTTAAGCCGTAACGTTGATAAAGCCTCATCGAGTTTCTTCATGGATTTTCCGATGATGGCCTCCCCCAAGGCTTCTTGATAGGCCCTCACCTCAACGTCTATCATATCTAATCGTTGAGACATCCGGTCCTTTTCGACCTGGTCTATCTTTACTTCGGGGTAAAGCGTATTCATGAGACGCTTCCTTTCAGCGAAAAGATCGTTCAATTCTTTCTCGATCTCTTCTCTGGTCAGCTTCTCGATGTTTCTTTTCTGAATCATTCCAATCGCCTTGTCAAGTTTACTGACTGAAACTGAAATGGGACAAATGAGTCCCGATTCCTCCCCTTTGGATGAGCATTCCCGATCCTTTAAATCCTTGTCGGAAACGACCATCTTTTTCCTCTCCTGAGGAGAACGGAGTAGAACCAGATCATAGAGATTCAAGTGGTCGGTAAAGGGCCCTAGACCCTCTGGTTCGTGAATGATATGAATGTCCTTCCAAAAGTCTTCCTTCCCAACCTTTCGAAGCTCATTGAAGATCCTTGTCTGAATCGCCCTGTCGACAAAGGATCCTTTGGTCGCCGAAATGAGGACGTCAAAATCATGTCCCTCCCCCTTCTCTGCAATAGACCCGGCAATTTTTGCTACGCCCGGACTGATTATCAGATTGGGGAGAAGGGAGGTAAGTTCTTCCAGCTTTCTTAGACCTTCAGACTTGACGATAGTAAAAACTGAAGGTTGATTTGCTGGTCTATCAACCACGGCTATTTCGTGAAGTTCCATCTTGTCTATCCTAGTATAGCACTTTCCTTCACAAACGGTGGAAGAAGCCAAAGCTTCCCCGGCTATACTGAAACCGGTCAACTGACCGATCTTGATTAGTTCGATTGTCTGTTTACCTTTCTCGATATCATTCCGAACTTCGGCCACGATAAAGAGACCAGTGTCATCTACACCACTCTTCCAGACTTGGCCCTTAGAATCCTTGTATTCGTCTAGGATCCTAATGACCG